AAGATATGCGACAAGAGTTCATTTATCAGAACTTATTTCAGCAGATGCAGATCAAAGGGATTGAATGGGAGTGGCTGTTTGCTGAGAAAAAAGGGCAACATAATATCCATCAAAAAGCTAATTTAATGGGCTTTGATTGGGTTTGGCGAGTAGATGATGACTGTATTCCAGAATCAACAGTTTTACAAAGTTTGTATAGTCATGCTACTCAGTTTCCCAATGTAGGTGCTGTAGGTGGCTCTATCATTACTGGACAGCCTATTGATACTTCACAATCTACAGGATTAATTAAAAATATTGATTTTGAACCCAATATTCAATGGAATTTTATAAAAGGAATCAGGGAAGTAGAACATTTACATTGTTCTTTTTTATACAAAGCTGGGATTTATGATTTTAATTTAGGTTTATCTCGTGTAGCTCATAGAGAAGAAACTTTATTTACTTATGGTTTGTATTTAAAAGGATACAAAATATTAACTGTTCCAAATGCTATTTCTTGGCACATGAAAAATCCTCAAGGGGGAATTAGGGCTGAAACAAAGAAAGAAATGTATGATCATGACGAACAAATTTTCAGAAACTTCCTTAGCTATTCTGGGAACACTATTGTGGTACTTAATGCTGGTCTTGGGGATCACATTGTGTTCAATCATATATTGCCTGAAATTAATAAGCCTATTGTTTTTACTTGTTATCCAGAAATTATTAAAGGTCGTTCTATAGCTGAGGCTCAACACCTTTTTGGTAACATAGATCAATGGAATATCTACGCCAAAATGGATCAATGGAAGTGGACTGATAGTTTAGAAAATGCTTATAGAAAACTTTATTTATGATTTTGATACATCCTTTTGCAAAACCATTAGTTAATGGCAAACAAAACCCTAAAAACTATCCATATTGGGAAGAACTTATACAAAAAATCCCAAAATCTATACATATTATCCAAGTGGGAGTGGATGGAGAAAAACAACTTGTAGAAGATTTTCGTAAAAGTTTATCTATTTTAGAGCTTAGACATTTACTTGATGAGTGCAAAACTTGGATTGGTGTAGACAGTTTTTTTCAACATTTAGCTTGGAGCGAAAGCAAACCGGGAATAGTGTTGTGGTCAGTATCTGATCCTTTAATTTACGGTCATCCTGAAAATTGGAACTTATTAAAAAGCAGAGATTACTTAGCTCCAAATCAATTCTTATGGTGGGATTTCACTGCTTTTGATGAAAATAGCTTTGTAAAGCCTGAAGAAGTGATAAAATTCTTGTAACTTTTGAGTGTTTTAATAGGGGTACTTTATGTCTTGGGAAACAATCATTGCAGCTATAACGCTGGCATATATGTTTATCAGCGGTCTTATTGGCTGGTGGACTAACAGTATTTCAAGAAGTCAAAAAGAAGTTAGCGATGCTCAAGCCCAGTTAGCTAAAGACATGAAAAAGATAGAAGTGATGCTTCCCAATGAGTATGTTAAAAAAACCGATTTAGACCAAAGATTGACCAGAATGGAACATACTTTGGATTTAATCATGGCAAAACTAGATACCAAACAGGATAAATAATGTTCTCTAAAATTTGCGCCCTTCTTAAAAGAAAACCTGTAGAAGCTAAACTTCCAGACTTTCCTGTACAAATCCCCATAGTAAAGCCCAAAAAAGAATTAGTCAAAAAAGCTACCACGCGCAAGCCCGCAGCCAAAAAAGCAACAGTTGTTGCTAAAAAAGCAACAACCAAAAAGAAAAAATGAACAAGTTTTTTACCGATCTATTAACCCAAAACGATAATCATACTTGGTGTATTGGTCGCGTATCCCTGTTTTTAGGGACTGTTTCTTTTATTGCTATTGGATTTATACATGCCATTATGAACCACGCAATGGACTTTTCTGCTTTTGGCATGGGGCTAGGGGCATTAATTGGCGGCGGTGGCGTATATGTAGGCGCTCAATCGGCGACTGAGAAAGATGATACAAACCGTACTTAATAAACTGCTTGGGTTTGCTACAGGCAATGCTTTCAATTACATCAAAATTGGATTGGCTATTGCTTTTTTATGCGGCGTTTTTTATTTTGGGTGGCATACTCGCGATCGTGACTTTATTGCATACAAAGTGGATCAACAGCAAAAAGTTCAAGAACTCCAAGACAAACATCAAGCGCAAACCGATCAAATAAGGAAAGACAAAAATGAGCAAATTAACGCTATCAACGCTAAGTTGTTTGCTACTCTTAACGAGTTGCGTTCACGTCCCAGTAGAGCCGAAGCTGCCAGTAATGGACAAAGTATCTCAGGAAGAACTGGACTTAGCCTTTATGCCGAGGATTCAGCTTTTCTTATCGGGGAAGCTGCCAGAGCAGACAAACTTAGGGTTGAACTCAAAGCCTGTTACGCCCAGTACGACGCCATAAGTAAATGACCCGAAACGAACAAGCTCTTCTTGACACGATCGGCTTCTCCGAAATAGGCAGAAGCCTATTGGCTACATCGGACAATGGATACAATGTTTTATTAGGCGGGGCGCTTTTTTCAGGGTACATAGATCACCCGAGAAAATTGATTACAGTCAATGGGCTAACTAGCACTGCTGCTGGAAAGTATCAAATACTAGAACGCTATTTTGATACTTATAAGAAACAATTACACTTACCCGATTTTTCTCCTGCTTCCCAAGATAAAATCGCCATGCAAATGATTAAAGAAGTCGGTGCCGATAAGTTAATTAACGAAGGTCAATTTGAACAAGCTATCGTCAAATGCAGTTCGCGATGGGCAAGTTTACCGGGATCACAATATGGACAACACACAAATGATATGGCTCATCTTAAAGCCTATTATGAAAATGTAGGTGGAACAATAGCATGAGCGCAGATTTTTTTGACGAGGCATCCGATATGGAAGCCTTACACCGTGAATTGGCTATTAAAGCAATTCGTAGTAACAAAAAGCACCCTTATACAGGGCATTGCCTTTGCTGTAATGAACTGATTCCAGAAGGCAGATTCTGTTCCGCAGAATGCCGTGAAGATTGGGAAATGGAACAAAAAATTAAAAAAATAGCTGGAAAATAGCCGTAAGTAATTGATTTTAAGCAATATTCAGTTAGTATTCGACTATAACGATTAGAAGGGTATTTATGGGCTTTAAATCACCGTGTTCTGATGAAGAGTTTATTAAGGCTTGGAAAGAATTAGGCTCTCCCAGTTTAGTTGGCAAAGCCATTGGAATGACGCCTAGAAGCGTTATGAATCGTAAAGCAGCTCTTCAAATTAAATATGATATTGAGCTACCGACTTTTAATTCTCAAAGAGATCAAGCCAAGCCTAAACCTAAAAAAGTAGACCTTGCAGCCCATAACGTCCGAAGGGGCATAGAAGTTGACAAGGTAAAGCGCGTTATTGTGTTTTCAGACGCTCACTTTACCGATACCACTACAACGGCGTTTAAAGCCCTTCTGTTGATGATTGATACATTCAAGCCAGAGGTCATCATCTGCAACGGGGACGCGTTTGACGGACAGGTTTTGAGCCGTTTCCCGTCAATTAATTACGATGCCAAGCCTACCGTCTTGCAAGAGCTAGAATCTTGCCGTCATCACTTAGATGAGATCGTTAAGCATAGACCTGCGGGCTGTCGGCTAATATGGACGCTAGGCAACCATGACATGCGCTATGAGTCATGGCTAGTCAATAAAGTGCCAGAGTATAGTGGCGTAGATGGCTTTAGCCTAAAGTATCACTTCCCCGAATGGGAAACCTGCTGGAGCTTTTGGATCGGTGAAGATACCGTGGTCAAGCACCGTTATAAGGGCGGACGCACGGCAGGTTACAGTAACTTGCTGGCGGCGGGCAACACAAACATCATTACAGGGCATACGCACGTCTTAGCGGTGCAGCCAATTAGTAACTATCAGGGCAACTTCTATGGGGTGCAGACGGGCTGTTTGGCTGATCCCATGAGCGCTACCTTCGAGTACTGCGAAGATAGCCCTAAAGACTGGCGTAGCGGCTTTGTGATGCTATCTTTTGACCAAGGCAGAATGCTGATGCCAGAACTCATTATGGTCAGCGATGAGCAAAACGGTGAGTTTGAGTTTAGAGGATGTATAAACAAGGTTTAAACATGACTACTATTGTTGGCGATTGGATTAATAAAGTAATGGTGGCAGATAGCCAGTTTTCCGATGACGATACGGGGATCAAATACTACGAAGATAAAATTCTTCAGATAGACGGCGGATGGCTTGGCGTTGCTGGCAATTGGTCAGATGGCGAAAAAGTGGTCGAATACATCAACAAAAAACAAAAAACCAAACCCAAGTTAAAAGCAGACAGCTCTTTCTTAAAGCTTACTGCTGACGGGCTTTTTTCTTGCAATGATGATTTAGAGTGGGAACGTGTTAGAACATTTATGGCGATTGGCTCTGGCGCAATGGCAGCCGAAGTTTGCATGAGAATGGGGTTAACAGCAGAAGAAGCGGTTAAATGGGCTTGCAACGTGGATCTAAAAAGTCATGCGCCGATTAAGACGTATGACTTATTAAAGAGTCCTTAAATAGGTTAAAGCCTTATTAAAGAGTCATTTGATATATGACAGTTTCTTACAAAATGCCCCGTTCGGTAAAATTTTGCTCATTTGGGCAATATTTTGCTCATTTATTCCCGTTCGGGAAACTTTTTAATACTTATAGGTATGAAAAAAGGTTCCAATTTGGAACCTTTAGGTATTACTTAATCTTAAAAAACTCTTTAATCGAATAAAACACAGAGTTAATCCAAAACTCATTGACATCTTTAATGCGAACTAACAACTCTTCGTACTGCTTATAAGGCTTTTCAAAATCAAACATAGCAATCTCCTATAAGTTATGCTGCGATGCAATAATTATAGTGATTATTTAGCCATCATGTAAAGCCCAACATTGCCAAGGGCGTAGCCAAAATAACAAATAGCCATCCCTAGATTGCCTTTAAACCCCTGTTCAATGCTGATGTATAGATAAATCAGCCCGGTGAGAACTATTAGCCAACTGCTCATACGTTAGCTAACAGCTTGTGGATGCGAGCATTAAACCAACGGCGAATGCAATAGCTACGAACTACCGAGATTAGGGTGTAGATTAACCCCATATAAAAGTTTTCCAGCAAAGTTATATGAAAGTTAAACAACGGAAATATTAACAAATTTGCTATGTAGTTAATGGTAAACCCTATTAGTACATTTACCCACGCCTCAATGAACGAACCTAATTTAGTTTGGTTCATTTCGTTTGCGCCTTTCTTAGTATTGCCCTTAATTCTTCAGCCAATGCAGTAAAGTTTGGACTCATGTAAGCATAGGATTCTGCTCTTTGGGCGCATTCCTCAATGCCATC